GCCGCTGCTTCCGCCCGCTGGTCGAACGAGGCGCAAACGGACTCGAGCGTATACACCGCATCATACAAGGACGTCACACCATCAGGCTGGAATCGCTCTTGGGGCGGAGGAAGCGTAAACGCCGCCGAGCCAAGACCACTTTCACCTAGGTCGGTCTGAATCGACCCCCACGAGAAGTCGATAGAGAACCTTGAGTACCCCTGCTCCATGTCCTCGGGCAGCACCTGGGCCTCGGTGAATCGACTGAGCGCCTTGTCGATCTGGGTATAGAAGTGCTCAATAAGGAACTTCACCCCGCGACTTAGCCTGCGGAATCCGATCTTAGCCATCGGTGTTGGGCTCCAGAAGGGTTACAGAGGCGCTCGGGGCGAATGTTCTCCACGGCTGCAGTCCCCAGTTAGTCTGACCTGGGCCAGGCGAGTCGTACTGCGGGATTGCGATAACAAACCGAACTCTGGAGTAAGGAGCAAGAGGCACCCGAAGGTTGCTGATACGGACAGACCAACCAGAAATAGACCCACCAGGGTGCGGTGGGAGCATATCCGAAACAACCGGCGCCGACGGGTTAGGCGTGAACAGCCAGGCGTCAGAGTCGAAGTCAGCCTTGTGTACCACCATCGACGCCTGAGCCCGATCCTCTGGGAGGAAAGGGTTATCGACAAGCACGAACATCTGGAGGTCCCGGACATTGGGAGGGATGTACGGAGACGGTGATCCGCCAGGCATGTAGTAAGCCTGGCCACCTGACCCGCCAGGATCCTGCACCATGAATAAGTCGAAGCTGTCCAGAATAACGGGGTGACTACGCTGAAGTGAGACTTCCCACAGGCTCCAGTCGCTGACGTCGTAAGGATTCGCATGCGTGACAGCACCGGACCCTTTGACCCGGAAAGTGTTTTCCGCTTCGGATGCAATGCTGTTCTGGAATGTCATCCACGGCTGCTTCCAGTTGGCTGCACCGCTGAGCACTGGCTGGAACCCCATGGAAATCTGAGTCTGCGTGAAGCGGTTAGCGATAAGCCCAGCAGGGACCCGGTCGGCGATCTCTTCAATGTCTCGGAGGGCCACCTCGATGCGGTTGCCATCGATGGTCGTCCCGTCAGCGAACTGCTGCTTTGTTACCCGCCTGGTGCTCATGGCTCCCCCTACGACGGAACGTACTGTGCGTAAGACATGTTCACAAACGGAGTTGTCGTCACGTCACTTGCGTTAACGCAGCCAGCAACAGCAACACGCCCAGGGCCAGGAGGAACTGCAGCATTGTCATTCCTGACGAGGGACCCGACACCGGACTGTACTCCATGGAACATGCAACCTTCGATCATAGCAAAGCCACCATCCTCAATAAGGATGTAGGTCGATAAAGCCGACTGCTCGTTGTCGTCCTTGCTGATGTGGCAACCCCTTGCGATCAGGTAACCACCGCTCTTCACGACGACTGCCGGGCTGTCGCCTTCGCACTTTAGGTTAGCCCCGTTCAAAACAAGTTTTCCTGTGACTTCAACTTGCTTCGTCACTGTGGATCCTGGGGAGAAAACAACAAACGACCTGTCTGCTGATGCTTTCATGCCGCCGTACTCACCCATCAGAACGAATGCCCCTGCATCGATCTTCTCATCCTGTTTAATCTGAGACCCAGGCATCACCACGCTGCGCCCAAGACGCCGGATGGCGCCGAGGTACACCTCCATGGAGGTCTTATTCCTGACCTCCTCCCTGGTCTCAGAGCGATCCCATACAGCACGCAGCAGGCTCACCGTCCGGTCCTCCGTCGGCCACCCTGGTTGCCCCTGAGGAGCAGCTTGGCGCTGGAAATCACCATGCGCTCGGCCCGGTTACGCATGAACCCAAATAGCATGTAGGTAACATGCTCCCCTCGCGTGCTGTCAGACGTTGAGATCGTGTCGTACTCCTCATCATCGATGAGGTACTCACCGAACTTGGCCGCGTTGTTGAACGTGCGCTTCGACAGGACGCCAGCGGAGCTCTTGAATCGAGACCGCACCGTCAGCTTGTCTGCTACCTTGTCGATGGCGTCGTTATCGTAGTCAACAACCTGAGATGACCACCCCTTCCAATCGCCTGCGCTCAAGGTGTTGTACACACCCCAGATCCAGTTCGGCGCCAACTTGTTGGCGGCCGACCCGTGGCTAAGCATCCGGGTAAACACGCCGCGCGCCCTGGTTTGACCGACGCCATCCTCGCCGACCTGTGCCGACTTGTATGCCCAATCGACAGCCTGAGCCTTGACGTTTTCGTCGTCGCCTGGTCCGATGTGGCCGTGCCAGTAGTACACCTCAGCATCTAACCCATTAATTTTAGCGTCAATAAAGCTCGTAATCATGCCGATGCTGGTGTGGTGGGAATGGTTCTCGATCCAGCGAATGACGAAATAAGGGCTGCGGCCTCCAATGGGGGCATTGAGGGCAACACCGGCATAGGAGATAGTAGCAGTCCCCGCAGCGATTGTGGCTCCGTACCCAGCCGAGCTTGCCTGCCTTTCCGGGGGCAAGCACATATCGATGTTACCGCCGGTGTTTCGGATGTCCCAGTGGGTGTTGATGTTGAACACAAGGTCAACCGACGTGATGACAGCGTCAGGGGCCACCTCAACCAGCATGAAGTACTCACCGGTAATCGGGTCAAGCTCTGGCTTGTGCATGTATATGTACCGGTCACCGACGGCTGACCGCACCTTGTAGGAGCTAGTCACGATGCGCTGATCCTCACCATCGTCAGATCCGGTGGACCGGTCTAACGCACCGCCTCGGCCTAGCTCCGTGATGTAGTAGCTAAGCGATTTGGAGGAGTTTCCCGTGTCAGCGTCGTTGAACTGCTCCTCGTCGATGCTGCCAACGCAGAAGATGTCGCCACGCCCGTTGGTTAGGCACACCGGGCTCTTGATGTTCGACACGTCTCGAACGATCGGTATGCCGACCTCCTGAGCGGCGCATGACGACGTAATCCACATGGACCACTGCCCCTGGGTTAAGCACCAGACGCAGCCGGACTCCGGAAAACTTGCCAGGAGGGCTCCTGACTGACTGTCATACATGATCGAGACGGGGTCACCCGCATCATACCGGTAGACAGTCTTTGGCATGTCTTCGGTCAGGGGATCTGCCACGCCACTAGCTGTGAGGTAGTGAGAAAGAGGTGTCGTCACGCTGTCAGTGAAGAAACCTCGTATCGACGAGCTGACCTCATTGACCGACATGCCGTTGGTCGTTGTGTGTATACCGTCGCTGGCGCACCAGAACACCGATGCCCCAACGGACACCACAGACTCCCGAGATGAGCACCCAGTGCTCGAACTGGCCGTGATGAACCTACCGTCGGATGCCAGCTCTCCAACCGAGGGCTGGTACAAGAACGTCTTTGACTCCGTGAACACCAGCAGGTTGTCGTTGATCTCCTCGATGGCGACGATGGGATCCGTGGTGGGAGCAACAACGAAGTTTCTCGAGGCGTAGGCATTGGGCATTCCGGGGTCCGAGAAGTAAAGCTCGCCCTCCGAAGCTAGCACCATCCTGTTCTGCAGCGTGGCCATATCAACGACAGCCGGGATCTCCGATGCGTTGCGGTAGTTGTAGCTTTCCGGAGCAATACCGTTAGCGGGGGTCAGCGGGATGATGAGCGAAGACTCGCTCATGGGCTGATACCAGTTGGGCCGGTTGGCAACATCCAGAGCGGCAGACACGTTCGTCTCACGGAAGTCTGCCGGCAAGTAGACAAGGAGCCCAGTAGCCTTACTGTTGATGTACACAGCCCCGTCGTGAACATGGAATGAGAAGTCCTCGGACGTAGCGCCAATGAACTTTTGCCTATCGACACTAGCGTTGGTCTCGTAGCACCCTTTGCGGACGGGCATGCTAACACCGTCAAGCTGCGAGGTGTGCGTGTGGAGGATCTCCTCACGCCGCTTACGGCTATCAACATCGAAGATAGAAACAGCCAGGTACCGTCCCCATACGCTACCCTGGGCGCCACCCTGGTTGCCGGTCTGAACCCGAGCCAGGAGAACAGACAGGATCTGCGTACTGCCCCAGTCGGTAACGAAGCACACCGATCCTAGATGCTTCTCGTAACCCCAGTTCACCGGGGACGTCATCTGGGCTGACATAGTCGTGTCGAATGCGCACACCTGGCCGAAGCCAGGTCGTACCTCCCAGTCTCGGCGACCGTCCGGCATCCACATGTTCTGGACCCACGGCCCGCGAGCCGCAGAGGTCTCATCGATGCCGCCACTAAGAAGCTCTACCTCGATCCCCCCGACAGCCATCAGTACCCCGTTGTCAGGTTGTAGCCAGGGGCAGGAGCAATGTAGTGGGAACCATCAGTGGCCCGACCGACGGCGAGATACGACTCGAGCAGACGCTCCTTCTCCTGCATCAGGGAGAGGAGGGCATTGTTCGGGGCGCCATCTCGGACCATGTAGTAACGGGCCGCATAGAGGGCGATCAGCGCATGGTGTGAGTCGAACGTGTCGATGAACGTAAGGTCGCCACTTGTCCATGCTCCGGGCGAAATATGAGTCTCTGGGACGTACTCGATCCGGATAGTTCGCGATGTGTTTTCCGAGAACACAAGGCGTGTGCCGACAAGGCAGTAATCAACTTCAAGGTTATCAACCTGGGTCGGGTTCTGCCCTGGGGTCATGTACCATGCTAGGTTCCCGCTGCCGTCATCGGCGCCAATGCGAATGATGCGCTGGCACGGGTGAGTAGCCACCCCGAGAGCGTCCCGGAAAAGGACCCCAGCAAGCTCGTGCTCACGGCCAGAAACACTAACAGACAGGACGGTGTTGTATGCATCCGGCATCGTATCCGATACCACCTGGCGGAACTCACGGTAACCCATGTCGCACATGGACTGGGCTTGAGACTCGCTCAGGAAGGTATCATCGGGCTCGTCGATCATCGACCGGAAGAGATCGTAGACTTCGCCGGTGTTCATCCGCCACCTCCCATCGGGGTACGACGAAGGCCACGCTCTGGCACCTCATCGACCATCTGCTGAGCGATCTGCATGGTCCCCATGCGCCGGTACTCCTCTTCGCCCTGAATGGCCGACACAGGAGACTGGTACGAGGCTTCGATCTGCTCCTCGCCCTTATCCGACGACCCGACTCGTGGGAAAACCGTGCGCCTGATGTTCTCTTCTGCCGCCTGAGGGTCAGGCATACCGAAGGTGATGATCGATGCGTAGATGTCCCGGATGTACGCCTGGCGTTCGTAGGGAAGCTCGTAGTACTCAGCGTTTCGCATGAACTGACCGAATACGTCTTGGAACGCTTTGAGGTCATCAGTCGGGAACACCTCGACCTGAGCCCCAGCAGCCGCTGCCATGAGAATATCGTTGGCATGGGCGATAGACTGCATACGCTCGGTGACGAAGGAGTTACCGGTGCTGAACTTGAGCTCCCGGAGGGCGGTCTCTTTGTCGATCAGGCCCATCTCG